CCGTCTACAGACTTTATTTGGTAGTTATCTAACTCTTTTTGTAATTTTGTTTTCTCAGCTTCTAGTTGTTGTCTTTTTTCATCAGAAAGAGTTGCGTTTTCTGAACTTAATAGGCTATCTATTTCAGATATTCTTTTTTGTTTAGGTTCTACAATTTTTTCATTAGCGACTCTTTTTATAGATGCATCATCTTTTTCGTATTCTGTTTTTGCTTGAGTTGCTGCGTCTTTAAGTTGTTTGTTTGCTTCCGCTATGTCTTTATCTACTTGTGCTATTAATTCTTCTTTAGTAAAAACGTTGTAATTTTTACTACTTCCAGGATTTATAGAACCTTGTGCGCCTGGGTTCTTTTTACGTCTTTCAGTGTAATCATCCGGCTTTGTTTCTAATTCTTCTTTTTTTTGTATAAGCTCCGGAAGCTTCAACCAATTTTTACCTGCCGTAGAGTTAAAACCTAGCACTTTAAAAGCTTCTGCTTTTTCACCACCTATGCCATAAGCAGAACGTACCATATTAAGTACTTCCTCTTCACTAAAAATAGTGTTTGGGTCAGCGTTTAAAATAGCATTAGCTGTAGCATATCCTTTTTTTACACTCTCACTGCCTGTATCCATTGTGTTAAGAGGTAGTTCTCTTCTAAAACCCGCATCTACTACAACCCCTTTACCTATTGAACCAAACTGATTTCTACCTGCTTCAGCTTCTTCATTCATGCTCCTAATATTATTAGAAGCGCCTTGTATTAAGTTCAATAGTTGTTCGTTTCTAGTTGGTAAATCCGCGTCAGAATTATCTACTTTTTCTATCTCAGCACCAATAACCCCTAAAGGACTTTGACCATTACCACCCATTCCGAGCCTGTCTAGCTGAGCTATAGTTCTATCCGCTTGATTAGCATTAGGGTTGCCTAAGTGATAAATGTGGGCTATGTTTCCTGTAATAATATCTTCAAAATCTTTTTGATCTAATTCAGCTACGTAGTCTTGAGGGTCATCGGAAGCAAACCAAGTTTTAGGTGCTAAAACCTTTGTGTCTGGTCTTCTATTTTGAATAGTAACTCTACCTTCTGTTTTAGCTGGGCCAAAACCTTCGACTCTACCCTGTTTAACAACTCCTTCTTTTGTGTCAAGAAATTGACCAAAAGTGTTTGTACTATTTAACAGAGGACCAATAAGATTTTGATAGGTATACATACCTTGCTTATTTTGTTCTCTAAGCTTACCAAAGTTTATACCAACGACTTCTCCATTTTCTTCTTTGACAATGCCAGAACGAACAAGTTGTTCATAAAGATCTTTGCTTTCTACTTGTTTTCGCGTTCTGTTTAACTCAATAGCATTAGCCTCTCCCACTCTTTGTCTATCAGTAGGGCCGCCTAATCCTCTAAGAAATTCTGAATTGCTGTTTTCAAATGCCATGTTAACTATAATAATCCTATTGCAATCGCACCACCTATAACAGACCCACCTAGGCCCATCATATTACTATAGTGTTGTGCTTTTGCGTTTTTATAAGCTGCTTGTCTACTTGCAGCCATCCCTGAAGCATCTCCTAAGCCACTTAAAGCATTTTGGTTTACGCCTTGGCCTATGCCAATAAGCTCATTTAGAAGTGCGTCGTTAATCTGTCTTTGTTGTACTCTTGCATTGTTAGAAGTATTAGCTATCCCTAATTGTCCTGATCTTTGCAGGTTCCTCTGTTGTTGCTGTCTTTGTGCGTTGGAAAGTCCAGCTCCACCATACCTTTCCTGGTTTCTAAGTGAAATCTCTCTTGCTATTTTATTTTGCGTTTCTTGGTCTGCAACTGCTCGTTCTCGTAAAGAATCATCTTCTGTCATGCCCAAAAGCCCAAGTTCAAAATCCCTAAAGTTCTTTATATAGTCGTTATAGTCTTGTCTAGTTATACCAGCAAAAGTTGCTTCTGGGTCGCTTACTTGTGGTAAGCTCCCTAATGCTCCAGCTCCTCTACCTGCTCGGTAGTCGCGCATACCATAACCGCCGCCGTATAAATCTTCATACAACATAATTACGTATCCTTATCTCCTACTTTGGTTGGATCTTGCGAATCGTTTACGTTTTTAACGATGCCAGATATTATATCTTTTGTAAAATCAAAATTAGCGTTTCTTCTTGTTTGTTTTGCTTGTGCTAATTGTAACTGTTTAGAAGATTCAATTTTTGCAGCTCTAGCTAAACCTTGCTGAGCATCAGCTTGCATGCCTCTAGCATTTTTAAGCACATTGACCTGATCTCCTCTTTTTGCAGCTAGTCCTTGATACCTACCTTGCAAAGCTTGGGCCCCTGCTGCAGAAGCCATATCAGCAGCCGCACCAACAGACTGAGCTGCTCTTAAATTAGGTCTTGATAAAGCTTGCATAGTATCGGCTTGTGCACGACCTGTCGCTACACTTTCATAGTTTTCACGCGTTGCTCTATCTCTTAGTCGTATTAACTTGGGTACGTAATTTTGTCTATTAAAGTTTTTTTCAGCCAATGAAACTTGAGAAAGTGCTGTTTCTTGGGCACTTGGTCCAAATTCTTTCTGTTTTGGTCTACTACTCATTTAACATCTTTCCTATAAATTCGTGTATCTAACTCCCATCCTATTTTCTTTGTGTACGACTCCATTTCTGGTACTCGTGATCTCGCTTCGAGATACTTACAACCTGCTTGTTTAGCCAGGTCGTTAAACCACTCATCATGGGCCAACCACTCGTGTCCGCCCTTATTGTAAGTATACGCTATCCATAGCAATAATGTCTTGTCTTTTGTGAACGTATCAACCTCTACAGTTAATACCAAAAAACCTACAGGTGACGTGTAAAGAAACGCTCTTTCGTTTACACATTCGCTGTAAACATCTTCAGGAATAAAGGTAAGTAATGGATTTTCTTTTATTATTTCGACTAAACCAGGTTTAATTTTATCCCAGCACTGCCGTATATCAGCAGGCAAAGGCAACTCAGTAGTCGATCTCCTTTCCATACTTTCCATACCGTCTCCTTGGTAGTCCTATTCCTTTGTACTTAACAGTTCTTTTTACCCCTAGGTCTCCGCCTCGGGCCCTTAATTCTGCTTGTTTTATCTCTAAATTAAACTGATATAAATATTCTTGTGCCGCCCCTATGTCGCTCCATTCTCTGTTTGGCATCCTAAGTAACCTATACAGAGTGCCGTATACGATTGCATCTCTATATTGATTAGAGATATTAGTATCTATATTGTTTGAGGTTCTACTTGGTTTTAGTGCAACAGTAGTTATTACTTGTTTTGAGCCACTTGGTACAGGCACTATCCAGAAAGTAGTAGGGGTTTTTTGTAAATATACGTGAGGTTGTCCTGTTCTATTTCTCCAATCTGGGTAGTTTAGCTCTAGACTACGAGGGCTTATAGGGTCCATATCCCTGCCATCATGTGTCATTAACAATACTTGATGTACCTCTGTCCCAGTCGGTACGTCAAAATCATACTCATAGACCCCTGAAATAGTATTAAAAGGGTCTATGTCGAGAACATATGCTTTTGATCTTTCACAAAACTCTATCGTTGCCGAACGTAAGTTCTGCTCTACCAAAGAGTCTGGGCATAAAGGTACGTAAGGTAGTACTTCTTTGACTAAAGAAGAGTAGGCTGCCACATCTACCTACCTTGCTGTTGCATTACCCTAGGAACAGCTCCTACGTTAGAAACTTGGTCATTATTAGGATCTAATAATAGTTGCGCCTGGCTACCTTGTCCTATACTTGCAGTAAATAACTGGTAGTGGGTATTCGCTCTTTGTGCGTTTCCTGCATATTCTGCATCTTTCATATACGCTCTATACAAAACAAAATCAATAATTGCGTTTGCATATATATCATCTACTGAAATAAGAGAAGAAGAACTTGACAAATCTGTTGGAGCAGCTGAATACACAAGCTCCACATACGCATTGCCAGCTACTCCTGGATACACGTAATAGTTTCTTGGATCATCTTCGTCAAAAATGTAGTGTTTAACTACAGTTCCGTGCGCAGCATCTCCAGCTACAGTCGGATCATTCCAATCTGGTTCTTGTGTATTTAAGATATCCACATTGACAATTCTAATTGCTCTTTTACCAGTAGCACTTTCACTTGCGCTGTTCATGTTTCTGGTTAGTTTAATTAACCTTAACCCACCAGAAGGTAAGCTCTGTTTAGTGCCTGTAACTAGCTGTACGTTTGCTGTAGTAGCTGATGACTCAGGTCTGAAATTTACAATCTCTCTCTGAGCGTCGTTTATATATCTAAGTAACTCAGCTTCTGGCCATCTGACACTAGTCGTGTCTTGTAAGGTGTCCTGAATCCTGCTGAGTAGGTTAGCGCCTGTAAGTGTCCCTGCCATATTTTATCCTTATTGTGCAGCTTCTAATTCTGCAATTAACTCTGATTTCTTTTTACGTCTATCGAGCTCAATACCAATAGTTCTGCCATAAGCTTCCATTTCCACTTTGGTCATGTCCTCAAAAGATTTTTCTTCAGCAACCTCTTCGATAGCTTCCTCAACAGGAGCTTCTTCTACTACTGGAGCTTCTTTGACGTCTTTTACCTCCGTGCATCCGGCTTGTAAGCAAAGTAAACCCAAATCATC